TCTGTTAGGTGTTTGTCTGATATCTGCGATTGGTACTGGATTACCTACTACGAATATTCTAAGTGCATACTTGTCACCTGTAGTAAGTCCTTCTAATGTAATTGCATTAGGACCATAGGCCATATCGAAAGCACCACTTAACGATGAGTTAGGTACTTGTATGTGGTTTATATTATTAACATTGTTTGCCATATTAAAAATCTGTTGTTAGTTGTTGTGCCACGCCGTCCGCAACTGCATTGGCTATTTGATCGACATCAAAGAATGGTTGTGGCTTTAGTCCCATCTTATATATTTGTTTTCTTACACCGAATGCTAGATCACCACCAATCATCTCATAATTACCTGAGAAACCGAATCGTCTACCAGCTACAGGTTGAGGTACACCAAATCTAGGTACCTCACGCGCTGGGGCGTTCTGTATGCCATCTACTCCGTAATTCTGAAAGATACCATAGTATAACATTTCAATAGCCAGACCGTCATCCTCTATAACAGCCTTGATAGATTGTCTAAGTGCTCCTGTATTTGTAGGTGCATCGGCTTTAATCTGGTCTACTAACCTACCACCTATTTGTGTAAGTACTGGACTAAGATTGCCTAGAGTTTCTCCGAAACCTTCTAACGCTGATTCAAATTCGTCTACTGTCATTAGTTAACTTTGTATATTCTAATTGAACCACCTCGTGTGTTAATTGCATCCTCAATTTCGTCGCTTACTGGATCGCCATTAGGGTAAGTAGCACCTAAATAACCAAAGCCAAAGAAGACACGTCTATCATCAGGGTCATCATCTCTTGTAGTAAATGTTACTTCACCTCTTAGTATTATGTCTTCAGTCTCATTACTTATCCATGGCTGCTCGACTAAGTATTGACTTGGTTCGAATGGTTCACTGTCTTCAAAAATGGTAAACCTTGGGTTTTGATATGGAGCTGCATCTATATCCACTAGTGGTACATTCTGACTAACCCTAAAATTGTATTCTATTTTATATGTTGCAGTAGCTTTAGGTATATCCCATGTTGCCATCTGTCCATAATTGTATTCGTAGTTGTCTACAAAATTTGCTTGGATAGTATCTAACAATTCAGGTAATTGATCTTTAATTGGAGCTATACACAAGTTAAGTGGTTGGGCAACTTCGAGTTCTATCGTAGCCGTCATACCTGCAACAGTATCTTGGAACCTCTCTTTAAATGGTGTTAGGTTAACTGATAATTGTGCATCTAATAGTGGATGTCTTAAAGGTGAAGTCACACTAGTGCCAGATCTACCTAATCTAAGTTGTGCTAAAATATCATCGACATATTGTTGACATGAAGACTGAACCTCTAGAGTAGTACCATAAGGTGGATCTTTTTGATCTATTTGATTAAATCTAGTTAATTCTAAACCATTATCTAAAACAGTGTCCATCACAATCATATTAAATCTATAAGTGATAGCCTGTGATGTTCTAGTAGATTGTTGTGGTACTAAGTACACATAAGGGTAGAGCGTCTGTGTTTCTGCATAATCAGTAGTACCAACTATACTATTAGTCGCGTCGACATTCATAGTCTTAATATCTGAGATAGCACCATAACCAAATTCTCTGATTATCTCATGTGCATCACATATTCCTTTGAAGTTATCTACGATTTCTTGATAAGTCATATTGTCTTCTTTCTTTTAGTTTACGTTGGTTTTCTTCTAACTGTTGCTCTTTCTGTAGAGCCATAAAGTTAAGCATTTTTCTAAGAGGTTGATCTGTGATCTCGTCTATTTTAAGTACATCGCCATTAGCTAAACCAACTATGATTTTATACCATGCTCTAGCGGCTGCGTCTTTTGTTTTAGGTATCTCATCTTCTAATTCCTCTTGTGTTGCTCTGTCGTTAATACCAAAGAGTGCAGAGTATTGTCTGTATGTGTATGTTCTAAAGTCAGCATATTTATCTACAGCCCACATAGCCTCATCTGCGTGTATGGCTCGAGGTGCTATGATGTCTATAATAGACTTAAAGTTTTGATCTAAGCCACCTGTAAGGTAAACATCGAGATCTATAAATTGGCCAAACGTAATATCATCTAAGTCCATCATTTTACACTCAGTTCTATCATTCATCGCCTTGACCATAAAGCCAATCGCTAATAACATAGCATCTTGATCGGCTAGCATTAATTGTTTTATAGGAGCGCCAGTTAATTGTGCCACTATCATTGGATAGTATTTAGTATCAGACCAGTCGAACTGTATTGCCTTGTGATATTGGTCAACAGTTAGACGATCTGGGATCTTGTATTGTTTTTCGTTAATATTAATCTTGATGCTCATATACTAAGAAATATAAATTAGTTTGAATTTGAACTTACCTTTTACCCATGATAGCATAAGTACCATAAGACTTCATTTGTTTACGTGAGTAATTGGCTAGTGCTAATGAGATAACTGTATCATCATGGAAACCACTTGGGTGTCCGTATTTGATACTTCGAGTCTTAGGATTATATTCATATGTAAATACTGTAAGCTCGTCATAGAGGTAAGGCCAGAGTGCTTTAGATGGTATCTCTATACTAGCCTCATTGACATCCAGTATTAAGCCTTCTATAATTTCTGTTTTAGACTTCGAAGTGGTTTGGAATGGATGTGTGTCTTGCCACTCTTTGGCTATCATCTCATAGATAACATCACCGATACTATTAACCTCTATAGTAACTGTAGCTTGGTGTTTTCTAATTAACTGTAAGATGTCTCTAGTCATTGTAGACCACTCTTGAGCATTGGCTCTATAGATCTCAATCACCTTACCATCTGAGTCCATAAAGGTAGCCACAGTATAATCCTCTTGTTGTGCAAGGTCAATACCACAGAAGATCTTACCTGACGGCCGAGGCCATTGGTTCGAAGTGCAGTTATCTAAGTTTGAGAACACTTCACCACCAGTATCTATGAACCTTGCAAGATACTCTTGATCAAACACATTCTTAGGTAGTGTCTTCTTAGCCTCTTCTATTTCTGATTCATCTATATAAGGTGTATCATAAGATGTACCTGTGTAAGCCTGATACTGTGTATACTCAAACGAGTTGGCTAACTGGTATAACTCATAGAACCATGTTTTACCTTTTGGTGTTGAGATGAATAAGACCTTCTTACCTCTCACAAGAAATACAGGTTTAATAGCCTCACGCCATGCATCTTCCTTCATAAAGGCTGCCTCATCGAGTACACCATAATCCATTGTTAGACCACGTATGTTATCATACTTCTCGGCTGATCTGAATAAGATCTCTGAGCCATTCTTGAGTAAGATGTAGTTTTCACTATAGTTACAGTTTTTAACTAAACCTGATGCGCCTATGGCTGACATCAATTCTTTCTGTACTTTAGAGGTTTGCGAGTACACGGGACTAACCCACAAGATTTTACATGGACCATTATTAATAGCCCAATAGAGTACGAGGTTCATCGCCATCATAGACTTACCAAACTGTCTACCTACACAGGCAACATGGTACTTAGCATCACTTGAAATAATGCCATTGACCATGTCTCTCTGTTTAGGATGTGGTGTAAAACCTGTGTATCTCATTAAGCCTCTGTTTCTTGATCTCTTTCGTCTGAGTTAACGTCAGGTCCAAAATCAAATTTAACATTTGAGAATAGATCTGCTCCATCATTACCTGTAACTTCAGTACGGGCTAATTTAGGGATTACATACTCACTAAGTTTAATCATCATCTCCATAGCCTGCTTCGGATCGTCAGCGGCTATCTGTGCAAGCCATGCGGTCATATTATCTAGGTTGTCTTCAGTCAATTGCTGATACGCCTTTCTAATATTCTCAGTAGTCTTGTTCATTGCGCCCTTAGGTCTACCATTAGGGTTTAATGACGGCATACCTTTATATAGGTTCGGGTTGCCCCTCTTCGGTTTGTCCATCTGTGTCTTTGGTTTTTTTAGTTTGTTTAAGTGACTTCTTTAACATGCGTTCGGCGTCTTTGACACCTCTGTCTGTTGAGGCACTCACCTTATAGGTGATACCATCAATTTTTATTTCTTTGCTTTTCATAATAGAATTTAAGTGTTTTTTTTACTGTTTGTACACAGCGTCCACAAGATGTCGGAGGTTTGTTCTCTCCTGTTAACTCGTTGTAGATGCTGAATAGTCTACGGTTTTGCTCTTGTGTTAGTCTAGTGTTTTGTAGTACTAACGGGTTAGCCTCTAGCCATTGGTAATCTTCTTGTTTCATAGTAGTTGTCTTAAGTATAATTCGCTAACAATAGAGGCCAACGCAGTGTATAAAACACCACGCCATCCATATAGTAATATAAAAGGTACGCAATTTAACCAAAAGGTTATGCACATATTACATTTCATTGGTTTGTCTGGCATCCACTCATACCTTGAGAAGAAGTCTGCGGCCATGTGTCCTAAGCCTGCTGCACCTAATATACTAATCAGTAATTCCATTGTCTATTCTTTGTTTTATATAAGCCTTACATTCTTGTACTGCTTGTGAGATTGAGGTTCTTGGTATACCTGTGAGTCTTGCTAACTCTGAGTAGTTAGACTCTTCTAACCACATATTAAATAGAGTAGCTCTAAACCACTGTTCTACGGTATCTGATAACATGTCTTCGAGTATACCTTGGATAGACTCTATGGTAAGATCTGTCTCAAAGTCATACTCTTCATCGATGATACGCTCTGCGGTCTCTGGGAATAACTCATGGACTCTACCACTTTGCCTATACAGTTTATGGTATGGACTAGTCTTAGATTTGTAAGATCTCCAGATAATACCACTGAGGAATAACATACCTTGACCAGCGTCTACTATTTCTTGTCCACGCTTATGTGTCATAAACTGTTCAATAGCATAGTGTGCTAGTTCCTGTCGGGTGTCTTTACCACAGCGGCATATGTTGCCAGACATCTTAACTATCTTGGTATAGTTTTGTTCTAAGAATTTATTCAAGTTCTCTTTTCCTTTTTTGTTTTAGGTTCTTCATGTAGAACTCAGCCTCTCGAGTTATTTTAAACTCTTCGATGTTTCTACAGTTTGCATGGCGCCTTCTTTTGTAAAAGCTCTCATCATGATGACATGCTATATCGTCTGTGAGTAGATTATGATTTACACAACCTATAATGTACATCCATACCAGTTTAGTTCTCTCGTCCTTGGGTTTAAACCAGGCTATTTGTTTTTGTCTTCTCGATAGTTTATTAGGGTCTCTTAGTCTAAACATCATAGTGTGTGAGTAAGGATCTCCAACTTCAAAGCCTTCGAGGTTGTGTCTCAGTAACCATGGTACTAGGCCAACTCCATTCTTATTACAAATAACTGCACAGTCTTCTTTACTTAGAGTATACCAATCATCGAAACCATAACGCTCACATACTCTCTGAGCAAATGCTAGGAATGTTAATATGCCTTCATCTTCAATGTGATCGAATCCACTTGGTATTTTTATGTCCATTTGTATAGTTTAGTTATATTATTTATCTAATTCTTCTAGTCTCATTTGTAATGCAAAGATCTCATGATATACCTTTCTAGTTTGCTTCTTTACCTTATTACACCATTCATATTCCTCATAGCCTTCTAAACCCTCTAATAGAGTATCAGCATAGTGTGTTAGTGCATATCTAATCTGTTCTAATTCTGTAAGTTTGTCTACAACTCCTGTAATAGCCTCTTTGATAGTCATACCATAACTATAGTAAAACCAATCTTTAGCGTCTCTATGATGACAGAATATTTCTGCTTCTAAGATTAGATCTTTGTAAGGATCAAAAAAATCTGCTATGCGTTTCTTCTTTTTCATTCGTGTATCTGAGTTATGATTGGAGTTAGTATACGTTTTACAGTACCGCCTCTCTTTATATATTCGATTTTAATTAACCTATCTCTAGCCATATCTCTGAGTAGTCTTTTAACTTGTATGTCTTTTGAAGTCCACTCTTTGATATGTCTGTCATTAGGATCTGAATCCAGTTGAATCTGGTCTAATACTCGCTGTTTATAGTGTGTTAGTGTTATTCCCATGATGGTATGGCTACATCACCAGGTTGTATCTCTGGTCTTTGATTTAGAGTATGATCATCAGTCCATTGAAATTGCATACTATCACCTAATTTTAGATCTCCATATTTTTGTTTTTGTACTGATAGTGTAAATGTACCCCTAACACCTTCTAGTGCTTGATTCTCTTCATATGCTAATCTTGCAGCCCATACATAATTACAAGCATGTGTTGCATCATAGGCTCCAGCTACATCTGCCAAATTTGGCATCCTACCATTCTCTAACATTTTTTTAGTAGCTTCTCTATTTAACTGCATAGAGGTAAAAACCCATTTATTAGTTTCCATTGCTAACTGTTTTAATTCTGTAAAGATTTTACCTAAACGTTCCCATTCTTGTGCTGATTTAGACTCTGACTGTACTAGTTTAGCATAGTCAATAACTAGGCCATCTATAGTGATGCCTTCAGCCTCTTCTAGGGGTTGCACTTCTTGTTTTAAGGCTTCTATAGTAATACCTGGCCATTCTACTACCCAAATATTACCCCAACCTTTTTCTTTTGACAGAGCAGTAAACTTTCTACCTACATAGTCATATCCATCTTTTATCTCTTCTGCATACTCTTTTTCTGATAGATCTAAGGCTTGTTGGTGTATTCTTCTAATAGTATCTTGGTATGGTTCCTCTTGTGCTAAGAAGAGTACGTTCTGACCTACTCTCATTAATTCAAATGCCATCCATGTTTTTAGTATAGTTTTACCACCATTAGTCATTGTAATAAATGCATACAAGACTTTCTTCTTAATAGTAACACCATTATCTTTAAACCAATCTATCATTAGCTGAATCTCATCTGATTCTATTCTTTCTATTTTAGACCAATCTCTAGCTGATATAGGTTCTGGTCTGGTTTCCATATCTTGACTTCTCAAGTGATCTAGTTCTTTCCAAATACCTTCAGCCTCCTTTATTTCAGTCTCTTCTAATTGACTTAGTAGTTGTACTAGTTTTCTTTGAGCTCCCATTCTACATCCATGTAATTGTAATTGTTGACTAGGTCTATCTAATCGACTAGACTTTGCAATTGATTTTATTAGTGCTTGTAAGGGCTTCTTATCTACTTGTTGTATACTTCCCATTAGAGATCTAGTTACAGATTCTAGTGAGGGTGTTACACCCTTTTTAATTTGTAGTTTCATTTCTAGTAGGACTCTTAGTTGTAGAGGTTCTAGACTGTGTTCTGGTATTTGATCTACTAGTGTTCCTGTTTTAAAACTAGTCTTAATCAGTGAGTTTATTTCTATTTTCATATTATTGATTTTTATTTATTTTTTTCCAGTTGAGTGAGTTAAGCACTTCATTCTTAATTATGGGGGTAGAAGTGTTAGCTTCTTCCCCTATAATATTATTAATATTATTATCCATGGTCTGGGAGACCACAGCTTTGGTGTTATTTACCACAGGTTTGGGTATCATTTGCCACAGGCCTGTGGTACATGTATACACAGCTGGTTGATTAGTTGCTCTACTATATAGTCTAACACATTTAATTAATTTAAGTTCTAGGAGTCTCTTTCTAGCTATTACAATATCCTTACGTGGTATCTTGTAAAGGCGTTCTATATTTCCCTCTCTTAATTCACAGCGTTTAACCTTTGGTTGTTTACTCCAATGTACTATTTGATTTAGGACAATTGTCATAGCTCTGTGTTGGCTATTAGTTAAGCCATCCCATATTTCTGTAATAGCAAATAATTTTTCATCGACGTTATAGTTCATGTTTTAATTTTTATTATCTAACCAAGACCAACCTTTAGTGATTGGTTCTATTATATCTCGTTTACCCAGATTTGTTTCAACCCATTGTCCCCATTCTATTCGACTCATATTTACACCTTGATCAAGTGAGCACTCTAATTTTCTGAGATTTATACCAAAGTTTACTAACCAAACCCAACCACCAGTAGTCCAAGTACTAGAGTATGAACCATGTTTGTTTTCAGTCCACTTA